CACCATCCACACCGTCAATATTCAGGTCAGCGTGTACTTCAAGCACGGTGTAACGGTCATCTGAGGTCAGGGATATGCCCGACTGCTCAGCCTTAGCTTCTTCAACATCTGAGAAAAACGACACAGGGTCGCCAAGTTCCACGTCCCGATAGAACCCAGCCGCCTGTAGCTTAATCATTTCATTCTTTGTCTTGCGCATGACGTGCGTAACGCGCTCCGCGCTCTCTATGTTAGAGGCACCGTAGGGCACGATTACGTCTTCCGCAGGGATATATAAGGCAATCTGCCGCCCCAAACTGGGATCAAAATACACCTTCTTAAAGGCAGAGCCAGCCAAACCGAGGGAATACAACAGCCGCTCGTGTTCGGGGCGGTATTCTACCATAACTTCGGTAAGCTCGTAATTCATATCTGTCTTAACACGTAAGGCAGCGTCTTCTTTGTCTTGGGTAGCTTCACCAAGAATCTTAGTCTTTACAGGACCGGCGGCGGGGAACGTCTCGCTCATGGCTTCGGCTTGGAACCGGATAGCGGCTTCCGCCAAAATGTTGCTGTATACGCCACAGGCGTTTTCCCAAGGCTCGGTTCGCTCTTCGTACTTCATGCCCAGCACGTCAAGGCCCGCAACGTAGCTATCTGCCCAGTCACGTCGGGCGGCCATGTCACCTTCTACGGCTTCGCACAGGTCGCCAGATATTTCTTCTAGCTGCCCGTCTTCTAAGTAGTCAACAAGGTTCGCATCGAACGGCGCAGCATCAATCTCGTCTATTTCTTCGCCAAAGGTAATTTCTACGCTGCCGTCTTCTAGCACTACCTCGACACCCGTATCGGACATAGTATCTATAGCTATTACGGCTTCGTCTTCACCCATTTCTTCAATACCCTCGGGCATCCCGTACAAACCTTTCTCGATAGCCATCTATATATCCTCTTGGTCCCAGTTCCCTATCGGGCATTGGGCTTTTGTAAAAAATACTTTAATGGGCATTATGCACCCGCATTTCTTACACTGGTTAATTTTCTGCCTAAATTCTGGGCACGCCTGACATATATTTAGTCGCTTACCCGCCATTTGCTTAACTTCGGGCGAAAACAAACTAAAATTCTTACGTATCCAGCTTTCAGACTTTGCGTCTATTTTATCCACTAATAGTATCCGCCGCGGTGCCGGTAGGCCGCCTCGTTTTCTGCTTCGTCGGATGGCAGAGAGATAAACCCACCTTGCCTAAACCGCATCAACGCCATTATGGTTGTATCTACCAAGTCATCATTAGACATGAACGGAAAGCCTGCGACCTCCTCGACTACCTCTTCTGCCCAACGTGTTTGTGGAACATACACAAGTCCTGAGCGCACTATATCAGAAACAGAGTTAAGTCTAGCAGTTTTATCTCCAGTGCCTCTATGCGGGGTATACTCCTGCACGATTAGCCCAGACCTGCGCATCTCTTGATACAACGGCGTGCCACTACTTTTCTTCTCTACAATAAACGCATCCGGCTCCCACTCTAAATATTCGCGGGTTGCCATCTCTTTAAGCTCGTGAAATTCAAGCCGCTCTTTAATGGCGTTGAGCAGGATAATACAGTAGCAGTTCTCCTCTTCGTGGAAGAACACACCCCACGTAGTAAGCGCCGTGAAGTCAGCCCTGTTGTGTTTCTCAGCCGCCGCGTCGAGGGCCATAATTATATACTCACAACTAGGCGGGTCTTCAAGGAGCCACTCCTTCCACCATTCGCGCTTAACAAGTGCTGCTTCTTCCGCCGTAGGGTTCTGTTGATACTGCGAGTTCCACTGGAACAGCGGCATCGAGGCTTTGGTACGGTGTAGGGCCTCTAGGTCAAAGAACTCCGGCCACAGGGGCTTTTCTTTTACACTACCGTTGGGTTGCTCAATCTCCAGTATGGCGGGGAACTCTACCACTTCATACCTATCGGCCAGTTCGTTCTGGGCCATATCTCGCGTAACCCGCCCAGTCAGGTCGTCTAAGTGCCACCTAGTCTGGATGATTGCAACCCGCCCATGAGGCATAAGACGTGTCCGGGCGCCGTAGGTAAACCATTCGTACGCTTTCTCAAACACATCGAAGTTGCCGTTAATCACGTCTTGTTCTGAATGGGGGTCGTCAATTAAGAGTAGGTGCGCACCACGACCGGCGATGGAGGAGCCAATACCACACGCATAGTACTCCCCGCCCCTGTTGGTGTTCCAACGCCCCGCTGACTTTGAATCCGACGCGAGCTGTACGTTTGGGAATATCTTCTGGTACTGCGCGGTGGAGATCAGGTTACGCACCTTCCTACCAAAATCTACTGCAAGATCAGTGGTATGGGACACCATCATAACCTTCTTGTCTGGGTTACGCCCCAAGTACCAAGCCGGAAAGTATATAGAGACTAGCTGGGACTTACCGTGGCGCGGGGGGATGTTTACGCAGACTCGGTCCTTACCATCCACTGCAACCGCTCTACCGTTTTCGCCGTCCGCAGTCTTGCCCTTCTCTATCTCCATCAGCAGGCTGGCCAGTATCCTGTGGTGTTTACCTACCTTATAGTCTTCCTGCATCAAGCAACAAAACTCTATCAAGTCCGCGTGTGCGTTCTCTATGGCCTGCCGCTCTTCCAAAGCCTCTAATAAGTTAGCAATCTCGATCTGCTCGGCTTCGGTGTAACTATCCAGATTGTCTAACATGGTCTGGACTTCGTCGGGGGTAAACCCAGTAATCTCTTGGCCTGTGAGTTCCATTAGTCTTGGACCTCTTCGGCTTCTACGTCTATAACTTCAGCTTCGTACACACCCTCGGCGTTAAGCTTGAGGTTTTTGAGCCTCTCTAACTTTGTTCGCAATTTTTCTTGCAGTTCGGTGGTATTCTGATGCGTAATAGTAACTTCTTTGCGGTCTGCAAATAGTCCTACGTCTGAAATCTTACCTAGTAGCTCTAAAGCCCGCATCCGTATACGTGGGTCAGCGTTCTCTGTTTCCAGTATAAGCTTGTTTGTAACTAGATTGCGGATTTCAGCAGCGGAAGTAGCGATTATGTGGCTGAATTCTTTGAGGATGTTGTTTGTCTGGACTATGGACGCGGGGGTAAGCGTACGCATGTTGGCGTTCCCCACCTTCTTTGAGGTTGCCTCGGGGTCTTCCGCGTAAGTCGTCGCTAGTATGCTAGCTACTGTGTCGTCTGTTTCGTCCGGCGTAGCGTCTAGGCCATGCCCTTCCAATAAACGCACGGTGTTGCAGGCCGCCTCAGCCCTTTCTCGTAGGTCTAAGTAGGAAATGCCGGGCGGTATATCAACCCCGTAGTCGGGAATGATCGCTAGGGTCATTAAATTGTCTCGTCGCAAGCTGTTAGGCTGGTATGTGCCGCAGTATAAAATACAAAAAATTTTTTTACAACAAGGACTTGGGACTCCTATGGGGGGTCAGACGGTGTGTAGGAACACTAATATGCGCATAAAAAGGGAGAAAATGAACACTAACAGGCGCACAAGACGAAAAAGGGGGGAAAAATGAACATGAGAAGCAACACTAACAGGCGCATAAAAGGAAAAAGCAACACTAGTGGCGCATAAAAGGAAAAATGAAATACGGCGCCTTTAATTTCACTTTTAAGCGCTAAAGTGAAATAATTACACGTGTGTTTCACTTTCATTCAGCAGCGCGTAGGTTTTTATGGCCATCGGGTTAGAGGAATAAGGGCGACTTTCCTAGGGGAGTAAAAGGATTGAAATAGGGTATTTAAATAGTAGGTTTGGGTCCCTTGACGGGGGGTATTCCTGTATAGAGGGGGGCGGGGTGCGAAGTAGCCGCACGGTAGAAAAGAGGGGGTGGGGTGGCGCGCTGCTAGCAACACGCCTTTGTAGTTGCAACTAGGGGTAAGTCGTTGATTTTATTAGAGCTGCAAACTTGCAGACTTTGAGGGTGTTTTACAAAACTTTTTGATACCTGGCAGACTCAGAATAATGTTGCTGTAAGTCATTGATTTATAAGGTTGTCAGGGTTGCCACGTCGCAAAGAAACTTTCAAAGTTGCTACTCTGATGTGCAAACTATTATGTATATATAAGCTATGGTACCTCGCGCGAGAAAAGGGGGGGTGGGGTACGGGTGGGGGTCGCCGCTGCCCGATCTGCCCCATTTGACTGTATCACAGTTTGTTATTATATCCCTGTCGCCGCAATTCAGCGTTCGACACAACCCAACCTACATATTGTAGGTTTAACAGAGAGAGCAAGATCATGACTAAAAAGACTATTACAACGCCCGCTACTATTTCCCCCTTAAGCGCGGCGATTGCTACTGACATCGCTGCAAATCTAGACGCGAACAAAAGCGCAACTGAAGTATCCGGTGCATTTGACGCGCAATTTCCTTTTCCGTGGGCATTGTTTAAAGGCAACTCAAGTGCCGCGAAGTGCGGCATGAGCGCGGCGAAATTCAAACGGGTACGCGATACTCGCATCGAATACCGGGACGCGTGGAACGAGGCTAAGCTACCGAACTTTGATCGCCGCTGGCAGTATGTTGCGAGCCTTAGCGTTCACGCGCCTACAGTTGAAGATAAGCCCACCGCTGCTAAAACTACGGAGGCGAAACTTGAGGAAGCATTACGCGCCGCATATCGCCATGCGGTCACAATGGAGTGCGAGTATACGCAACAGAGAACGGCGGGTCTGCTAGCCTTCCACGGCATCGAATTACAAGCTGCCGAAAGCTAACCCACAATATGTAGGTTCGAAGCCCTCTCGTAAAACAGAGGGCTTTTTTGTGTCCGCCGCTTCGATCCTCCTCCTATGACAGTAGTATGATAGTACTACGTGATAGTACCTACACTGCGTAG